GCAATAGTGTTAGTGTTGGATTGATAGAACCTGCACCAGCACCTGCACTTCTAATGTTGTAACCATTAGCAAGGTCTGTTACGAAATAATCGTTAGTTGCGAATACAGTTGCAGCAGCAACAGTGACCGCAGGAGGACCATCTGGCAACCAGTAGTACTGATTGAAGTTGATAATCTTGTCTAGGTTAGTAAAACTATCCCATGAATAGAACTGGCTTTCAAACAATCTATTATTGTTGTTTGTTACTGCACCTTCAAGTTTCAATGCATCAATGATACCAGGGTATGAAATAAAGTCTTGTGCTTTACTCTCATTCTTTTTAGTAAAGATAACACCCGGATCTAACTGATAGTCTGTACGAACTTTAGTAGGTTCAGTGACATAGTAATCTTTAGCGTTTACACCATAACCAAACTTACTACCAACATAACCCTGAATACGTTGAGTAACAGGGGGATTGACTAATTGGTCAAGTGTTGCACCTAGAAACTCAGCGTTAGTAGGTGTTCTAAAGATTTCTGGAAGAAATTCTAATGTTCTAATTCTGTTTGTAGCCATATTATTACTTATCTTACCTGTAATTCAGCGGGTGTGAGTGCGGGCACTACTAATACGTCATTTGCTGTAGCAGCGTTTACGAAAATCTCGTAAGGCATACACTTGATTTCATATAAATCTCCAAAAGGTTTAGTAGGATCGTTTGGCACTAACACAGCAGAACTAATAAGTTCTCCGCATTCAGCATGTAAGAATGCACTTAATTCTGAGAAATAGAAAGTATCACCAAAGTTCCAGTTGTTGATGTTAAAATAATTGTTCATTGCTTGTAAAACAGCACTACGAATTTCACTATCACTTGCACTTGTATTGCTTGCTTTAATTACCTTGATAGTACCTCGTAATGCTGGTTCAGCCTTAGGCCCAAACAATGGTTTAAAGACAACACTATTTAAGACTACGGCATCACTAAGCATTTTAAAGTTATTTACCTGACCATATTCTGAACTTAGTTCACTAATAGTAGGTCTTTCTGGCATTGGAATAGTGTTTGTTACGTCATTAATCCAATTTGTATATGCAGTATAATATGCCTGTGTTACAACATACAAATCAATGATGTTTGTTGTTACTGGGTCAATACGTGTAGTATTGTTTGAGTTGTGTCTATATTGATAACTCAATCCTTGACGACCAGGCTTCATTAGATATTGTGGTTGTTCTACAACCAAATATGCTGGTACTGTAACAGTTTGATCCTGAAATGTCTTATAGAATTTGTTTTCGGTATAAGCATAGAATAACTGATTTAATGGATAATCATACTTGACTACCTCAATCTGTGTCTTTGTACCATACTGATAAACAACATCAGTTGAAGGAATAATATACTGGCGTGTTAAGTTGATTGCATCTTGTACAATTTCAAAGAATACATAAATGCCAATATTGGCTGCGCCATTTTCATATCCAGTAACATCATTAAAGAAGTCTGGATTTAAAATCAATTGACGATTATTAACGTCAGTTGCAGCAACTTCAACTTGGAAGTCGTTTACATAACCATCGCTTTCAACAGTTTGACCTAAGATATTAACCTTCAAATCTTGACCTAAAGGAATGTTAGTTCCAAACTGTGTGTTTACAGATAGAACACTAATNNAAGTCTTGAATAATCTTACCACTGAATGGATCATAAACTAATTCATTTGGTGAGAATGTAAATCTAGTATCTGCAACAGAACCAAAGTAATATGTTAATGACTTATAGGTTATTGTGTAACGATTATTACCAAGACTTGTAAACTTCACAAAGTAATTAGGATTTGTGAATGCTTGAATACTCCAACGTTCTTGGTTAATCATTAATGAGTTATCAAATACAAGAGTAAAGTCTTGTTGTAGTTCCATTCTGATAATACATTCTTGAATCAATGTAGTTGATAATGAGTTATCAAATACAGGAATGACTTCAGATAATGTTACACCATTAGGAACATATCCATTTAGTTTAACTGGACCTGAACCATTGGCAAAACTACCGTCACCATTATTAGAACCATCACCGATAACATTTAGTACAGTAGTCCAAATATATTTGTTTTCGTCAGAGGGCGGGATACCTGCAACTAATCTATTGTTAGTATCAAAATAATATCCACTTGGAGCAACAAACTTTAAGATTGCACCAGTTGTAACATACTTGAGTACGTTACTGGTAAATGTACCTAAACCCTGTGGCTGTTCTAAACTACCAGATACAGTATAGAAATAACCTGATTCACTACCTGAATCTACAGTACTTGTTCTCCAAAATACATTTAGTGTATTTGGTACAGTATATCTTGGGTAGTTTTGAATATAATATTGTGTAGCACGGTTATCTGCTAGTGCAGACGCAAGTGTATCAGTAAAGAATGCAATAATGTCGCTGGTGTTATTAATAGTTAATGATAGGAATCCATCGCTATCATCTTGATATAATGCACCGTCATTACCAAAACTATTTGTACTAGAATACTTACCAGTTGGATCAAGTAAATCTAGGTTCTTACTTACACCTACGCTACTACGGTTAATTGCTTTACTCTTAATAATTGAACTGTATAATGTATATGGGAAGTTATTATAATCTTCACCATTAACCATACGATTCTGAGTATAGTAGCGAGTAGGGGCACGTTGTTTAATGTCTGCGATTGTTTCACGTGCTTGTGCTGTAGATACAGTTAATGGCAACTCTAAGCCAACTGTCAATGTTTCAGCACGACCCAAACGGCTGATGTATGTAAATGCTACACTGATGCCGTTCATTTCGCTAGGTTCAATTGTGTATGTCAATGCATTGCCTGCACGAACATAAGCACGGAAGTTGCCTACTGGAATCTCACTGAATACTCCATCACCAAAGATGTAAGTTACTTGGTCATTGAAGCGTGAATTGACTGAGAAGATTTTCTTTAGTGAACTTTCTCTTTGTAGATATGCGTCAGCATAAACGTTGTCAACCTTCTTCCAAAGTAAACGTGTACCATCTTGGTTGAGTTGATATAACCAAGTATCAGTGTTGTTAATACCCTGAATATTGATAGGAATATTTTGGTTAGCAATCTGCTGCTGCAATGTGAAGTCAAAGTTTTGTAGATTGCCTTGTTTGAAATAGAAGAAAAATCCTGTTTCGGGGCTACCAAAACCTAACTTGTCATTGCGATATAGAATATTGAACTTACCTGATGGTGCCGGTGGAACTTCATAAATGTAGTCAGCATCTAGTGATGTTGCACTTACAAGTTCAAAGTCCATTGACTGTCCATCGATTGTTGACTTGAATGGAACAATAGGTAATGCGTTTGATGGAATCTGCAATGAGTATTCGCTAGTTGTTACTCCTAGTAACTCTGCAACGTTTCCTGGCTTACCAATACGCTGTGTGGTTACCATTGCTGCATTCAAAATAGTATTGAATTGTTCTAACCAGTTTGGGTTAGCAGGGTCGTTCCATAGAATAGGAACGTTACTTAGGTTAGCACCGTTAATGTCAGTAATGTTTTGACTTGTTTGGATACTAGTGACTTTTAATAGACCTTGACCAGCAATGTTTCTTTTTGGAGTGTATGACACAAGATTGGCAAGCTTAATAACACTGTCTCTACGTTCAGCGGTATCGATAAAGTTTTCACGAGCGTTAAGGTCGTTACGGAAGGCAAGTCCTTGACCCATAAAAGCAATAACGTCAAGCAATGCGATGAATTCGCTTGACTCGGTGTAATCGTTAAATGTTTCGGGATAGTATAGTTGTAGGTAGTCAATAAACGCCTTACGTAGCGTTTCGTAGTCGTAGCTTCTAAAGTCGGCTTGGCTGAAGGTTTGGTAGATTGTCTTCCAATCGTTTAAGCCGAACAAAGCAGATTGTCTAGAACTGGTTGCCATATGTTAACACTCTTTTATAAAGAGTATTTATCATTATAAAAAACCGTGATTTTTAGATTACGAGAAGGCAGCAGTACCGGTTTGTTGATTCAAGAACACTGAAACAAGCTGTGCCTGATTGAAGGGGGCAACAGCCAGTTCAAGCTCAATTAATATTCCATTGTCTTTTGGATAGGTAGAAATAGTGTTCAATATCAGTCTAGGATCTTGTGCGGCAATACGACGAATCTCATCTTCTAACTGTGCTTGAACGTCACCTGTATTAGGCTCAAAGATAAAGTCCCATAATGTTGTGCCATAGTCGGGCTGACCCACTTTAGTACCTTTACGAATGTTGAAGGCATTGATCAAGTCTTGAATCACTAGTTGACTGTCAGTTAGTGTAAATTTCTTTCCCCACACAATTGACTGGCGCACACCACCTGGACCACCATCTACGCCATTAATAGCGTTAGTGGTCTTTGGCTTATTAGCATTGATGCTTGAGTATCCTACGTATTGTGCCATATAAGTATTTAGTCCCTAGATTATGTGAAGGTCAAGCCAGTGCTTGGTCCTACGATTCCCGCAATAGAATTGTTAATATCTACCTGCGATGAAGAAGTCTTAGACTGTAGCACTTCAATCGAAGTAGAACCCTGGCCCGTCTGTGTCTTCACGGAGGTAGTAGTCTTTGATTGTTGAATTACTTCTAACGCACTTGACTTCACATTAGTAATTGCTTTAGATAGATCAGCAGTGTTCAGCATATTAGCCGCAGTCTGTCCAGCATTTGACATCATAGAACTAATGTCACTGAATGCGTCACCAATAGAATCTGCCTTCTTTTGTGGTGATACATATGAAGGATCGTTTACTAGTGAGTCAACAATATTTCTAGCAGCATCGATAGCTTTGTCGCCTGCTGGTAAACTATTTTCTAATTCATATAGTTTGTCAGTTGCATCCTTAATTCTATCATTCCAATTTTCTATTTCGTCAAAAATCTTAAAGGCATCTTTATTCTTTTTAACAAGCTGTTCAAATTGAAAAATAGTTTCCTTCTTGATTTCTCCCAACAAGTTTGGAACAGGAATCTTTGGATTCTCTAGTAAGGCCTTAACCTGACTGTCAAGCGAAGCTCTATCGAATGTGTTGAAGCTAATTGTAGGTAGCTTGATCTTAGCAGGACCACCGGCACCTAGTGCTGAGAGTGACGACAATAATCCAGCCGCTGAGCCTAACGGCAACGCAGATGTAATTAAGTTTGTCAATCCACCTTCTTTGCCCAAGATACTTCCAAGCTTGCTGTCGATTGCGTTACCGATATCTTGTGCGGTATTGACAACAGAAGTTTGTACGTTTTTAACTAGCTCACCCAATGCTTCTGTACCAGGCAATGCGTTGACTGCGCCTTCAATGTTGTTAATTACTGCGCCAGCCGCCGCTAATCCGCCTGGCAAGTTGTTTATACCACTAGCCATAGCAGCAGACAATGACGCACTAGCGCCGGATTGTACTGCTGTTGCTGCGCTAGCCAATTCTTTCAAGTTTCCTGTAGCAATAGCAGGGGCAGCGCCAACCATACCGCTAACATCTTGTACTGCGGTATTAATATT